AGTAGCACAGCACATAATACCATCAACAGACGTTACTTATGACTTAGGTTCATCAAGTAAGCAATGGCGAGACGTATACGTTGGTCCAGGATCACTTTACGTTAACGGACAAAAAGTACTTGAAGATAATTCAGGAACAATCCAGGTTAGTGCAGATGCAAACCAAAATTTAGGACTTATTACTTCAGGATCAGGTGACATAGAACTTAACTCATCAGGATCAGGTGTAATTAATATCCAATCAGCAATGACGTTTGACTCAGGTCAAACACTTACTGGTACTGGCGGTCTTACAATGGCTTCCAACATTAATTTAGACAGTAACCAACTAAACAATTTACCAACACCAACCCAAGTGGCAGATGCTACTAATAAGGCTTACGTCGATGGCGCAGGTTACTTAACAGGCGGTGATGGTATTACAAATACTGCAGGTACATTTGCAGTAGATTCAACAATAGTTAGAACAACTGGTACTCAAGCAATTGGTGGAAACAAAACATTTAGTAATGATATAGTAGTAGACGGTAACTTTACAGTTAGTGGTACAACAACTACAATTAATACAGCAACATTATTATTAGAAGATAACATTATTACTCTTAACGCAGGAACAAGTGGAGCTCCAAGTGAGAACGCAGGACTTACTGTAGATAGAGGATCAAGTGCAGACGTAAACTTCCAGTTTAATGAATCATTAGACAAATGGCAGTTTACTAACGACGGATCAACATACGTTAATATAGCAGTAGATACTGATACATTAACAGAAGGTTCAACTAACCTTTACTTTACAAATGCCAGAGCAGATGCTAGAGCAGACAGTAGGTTTGCAACTAAATTAGCGTTAGCTGATACTGGTGACTTAGTAGAAGGAAGTAATTTATATTACACAAATGCAAGAGCAGACGCAAGAATTGCCAACGCATTATTAGATGAAGACAACATGGCTTCAGATAGTGCTACTAAAGTTGCATCACAACAAAGTATTAAGGCTTACGTTGCTTCACAAATAGCAACAACAGATAATACAGATGAGATGACAGAAGGTTCAACTAACTTATACTATACAGATGCAAGAGCAAGAGCATCTATATCAGTAGGCGGTGACTTATCATACAACAGCGGTACTGGTGTAATTAGTTTTACTAATGACGCAGGTGACATTTCAAGTGTTGTAGCAGGTACTGGTTTAAGCGGCGGCGGCACATCAGGTGACGTAACACTTAACGTATCAGGCGTAACGCTATCAGAGATAGCGGCAGGTAGTTTACTACTAAGTTCAGAATCATTTGCAGATTCAGATACACAAATAATGACAGCAAAAGCAATCAATGACAGAATTGAGAGTTTTGGTTACTCAACAACAACAGGTGATATTACAACTGTAACAGCAGGTTCAGGTTTATCTGGCGGCGGTTCATCAGGTGACGTAACAATTAATATTGGCGCAGGAACAGGTATTAGTGTTGCCGCAGACAGTATTGCAGTTGACATGGGTGACTTTAGTACTTCTAATTTAGTAGAAGGGTCAAACGAATATCATACAAGTGCAAGAGTTAATACACTTATTGATTCAAGAGTTACTAATGCTTTTGTAGACGCATTGAATGTTGATGCAGATACATTAGACGGCATTAGTAGTGCAAGTTTCTTAAGAAGTGATGCTAACGATTCTCACAGTGGTACAATTACACCATCAAGTGATAACGCAGTTGACTTAGGTAGTGGTTCATTAAGATATAACGAAGTATACGCAGTAACATTCCAAGGTACAGCAAGTGCGGCACAGTTTGCGGATTTGGCTGAGAAATACGAAAGTGATGCAGAACTAGAAGCAGGCACAGTTGTTATGTTTGGCGGCGATAAAGAAGTTACAGCATGTGATAGTGAAAACTGTCATGCAGTAGCAGGTGTTATTAGTACTGATCCAGCTTACATGATGAACAGCGATGGTGAAGGACAATACGTTGCACTAACAGGAAGAGTACCTACTAAGGTTACTGGCCCAGTTGCTAAAGGAGACTTAGTTGTTTCTGCAGGCAATGGTAGAGCAATGTCAAATAACAACGCACAGGCAGGAAGAATAATTGGTAAAGCAGTTGGCTCTTCAGACGGTGGCGAAGCAGTTATTGAAGTACTTGTAAACTTAATGTAATTCAAAAACATATATTAAAAAGGGAGGTATTTAACCTCCCTTTTTTTATGACTCTAATAAAATTACGATAAATACTCCAGTACAACACAAATATTTGAGAGTACTCACATCACATCACACTACCCATAAACAATAAACAATCACACGGAGATTAACAATGGATCCAAGAATAGAATTAGAAAATATGATTTGGGAAATGAGAGAAAAACTTAACCAAATCGAAATGAAACTTTGGGAAATACCTCACGCAGTTGAAACTTATGAAGCACCGTTTGTAGCACCAGTTGAAGGCGACTACATGCACCCAGAAACACCAACCCACCCATGTCCAGTTGAATTAGGCGAAGAAGCTTACTACGACACAGCATGTCAAGGTTGGATGCAACCTTCAGAAGATGAAGCAGATGAATACAACGTATATGCAAACATGAATACAGACATGAACTTTGATACAGAAGCGAATGTTTGGATTGAAGATGCAACTAACGATTGGTCAAATGAATTTAATGCAAACACATATTTTTATGCAGACGATATTGCAATGGAATATACTGAAGCACCAATGACAGACGACGCAAATGTTTCTATGCCAGAACCTGAAGTACATTATGATACGGACAGACTCAATCAAGAACATTATGAGACTGCACCAGAAGGAAATGCAATGCCTACTGACGGAACTACAGAAAGTTAATTTAAATTAGCATTCATAAAAAAGCACCCAAAGGGTGCTTTTTTTTAGACTATTTTTTATCCGAAACACTTGCTGGTAATGTTTTCAACCTTACCTTGTTTCATCATATAATCAAATTTTTTAAAGTAGTCAGATGCCGTCCCAATAACTGGTCGAGTTAATCTGGCTACTATTCCTAATGGATTCGCCATGTTTATCTCCTTTGTGAGAACACTTTGCATCATGTGTTACTGTTTACGTCAACCCAAAGGGTATTGTAAACTTTGTGTTACAGGCATGTTACAGATATGTTACGGTTATATTTATCAATATTATCAAGTCAACCCATGGTTCTGCGGCACATTTTCCTGAAAGTTTGCATAAATAGTGCTGTAGAGAGTAACAAAGAAACACACTTTACACAAAAAGATACAAACATACAGAGTGTGCATATATGGATGAGATTTTCAAATTAATAGCGGAGGTCGGAACGCCTATTGTTGGAAGTTTAGCAATGGGATATTTTATCTTCTTAACTATCAAACAAATGCTCGCCGGCATCGTGGGGCAAATTAAAACACTGACTAAATTTTGCGTAATGTTGGAAGACAGAGCCAGAACTATGAGTAACGAAATGATAAAAATTGACTTACTAGTAAGTAGTGCATTAGAGCTTAGACCCGACATTGAACGAATTGCCAGAGCAGAAAACTTCATTGAAGATGGCAGAATAGACTCAAGGAGAGACTAATGAATAACCTTGCAACTATAATAAGTGAATACGGTTTTCCTGTTGTCGCCTGCGTTGGGTTAGGCTATTTTATTTACTATGTTTGGAATTACATGAATACACATGTTAAGCCTGAACTAGGTAAAATGCATACGGCATTAATTAAAGTTATTGACCAAACAAGAATGTTAGATCAAGACATGATAAGACTACAACAAAAAGTTAATGTAGTGTTAGAATACCGTGCCAAAGAAAAAATAATCGAAGAGCACGAAGAAGAAGAGGCAGTTGAAGAACTAAAGTCTCTCAAGGATAAAAAATGAAAATTACAGGAACGCATTTAGGCGTATTGGTAGGCATATTTTATTTCGCAAGTCAAGGCGTAATGGCAGACCAATTAACGCACAAATTTAAAAACCCTTCCTTTAGTGGTATAGGGACTGGAGCTCATTACTTGACTATTGAGAATCAGGAAAAAAGTAGAAAAGATAAAATTAAAGACGATATTGAGGCGGCACTAAGAGCGGCAGACAGATTAGAGGATAACAGCACAATTAATAAATTTATTAGAAATTTGGAGAGTAGAATCTATTCACAAATCTCTAAAGGATTAGTCGATAGTATGTTTTGTAATCCAGGTGAAGAAGTATCTTGTACCAACTCAAGAGAAGGAGCATTTGAAATTGAAGGCAGTAGTGTTTCTTATATAGTAAAAATGATAGATGGTATAGAGTACATCGTGATGACTATTGTAGATCCCGATGGAACTATTACTGAAATTGAGATTCCAATTGGAATCGGTACGTTAGGCGGTTAAAGTGAGGCAGAGTTTTTTAGCAATTATATTTGCGTTATTGTTTACTGGGTGTGCGAGTATCTCCATCCCCGGTGATAAAGTCTGCATGACTGACTTCTTGGAATGTATAGAAGAACCAAAGTTTGTAGAACTACCCACGTATAAAAAATTACGAAACTTACCACCAGCAGAAAAAATGCCAGTGGTAGCAGTTTATAAATTTGACGACTTAACTGGACAACGGTTAAGTAGTGATGGATCGGCTTCATTTAGCACAGCCGTAACACAAGGTGCTAAAGATTTATTAATAGATTCACTTAAAGCGGCTGGAGCCAAAGATAATCCGAAAGGTACATGGTTCCGAGTTGTTGAAAGAGGATTAGGACTTGACAATTTGGTAAGGGAAAGGCAGATTGTTCGTAGCACACGCGAACAGTATGAGACTGAAACCGAACCAGCACAGGCAGTCCAACCATTATTATTTGCAGGAATGATATTAGAAGGTGGTATTGTAGGATACGACACTAATGTTGAGACTGGCGGTAATGGCGCAAGATATCTAGGTATAGGGACAACAAACCAATATCGTAGAGATAGTGTTGTTATATCACTTCGTGCAGTAAGCACACTAACTGGTGAAGTGATACTCAACGTACAGACATACAAAACCATTTTAAGCACTGGACAAGCAGGAGACATATTTAAATTCTTAGATATGGACACGAAACTACTAGAGCTAGAGAGTGGTATGACAGAAAACGAAAGTGTAACGTGGGCAGTACGTTCGGCAATTGAAGCCGCGGTATTGGCACTTATACAACAAGGCAGTGAAAGGGGTTATTGGAAAATAGTCTATCCAGAAGGGTGGGATCAACAGGAGTTAAAACCTGGTGAACAAGCGACTTGGATGCAAATAGACATTAACGAAGACGACCTTAAAGCTGATAAGAAGCTCTGGCAAAAAATGTTGCTAGAGAAATCTAATGGAGAAAAAAATGAAGACTAGAAATTTTATGAATAAAATTGCAATCAATGTCTTCGGAGTTATGGGTATTATCCTAGCGACTATGGCACCATCATTGGCGGCAGACGAAAATGAGGTATTTATAGACCAAACAGGTGATAACTTAATTCTAACAATATTACAGGCTGGTAATAGCAATAAGGTTTCAGGTGATGCATCACAAGGTAGCGATTTAGTTATCAGTGGTTCAAACTTGATTATTGATATTATTCAAGATGGTAATGGTAACGAAATATTTGGTGCGTGGACTGGTAATGGTTCCGGGTCGACTGTTTGGGACTTTTATTTCTATGGCGACAACAATGACTTAGATGCAAATATCGGGCAAACCGCTTCTGCAAATAGTGTTGATATGCTATGGAATATACAAGGTGACACAAACGTATTTGACATGGACTTAGGCGGAAACTACTCAGCAGATAACTTGAACATGGATTTAACAATCCTTGGAAGTAGAAATAACTTTAAAGACAGTTTTACAAATACTAGAACTTGGGGTGGAACCGCAGGAACTAATTGGAATTCAACTGTAAATACAGCAATGTCTGGAATTAAAGTTGACTCTACTAGTGCTACATGGGAAATGAACATAACAGGCGACGATAATGCTATCGCAACTAACCAAACTGGTAATGCTAACCATTACTTAAAATTTGTATTAGTTGGCTCTGATGGTGATTTCCAATTTGAGCAGTCCATGGCGGCAACATGTTCACCAGTATGTCCTGGTAAAATTGACGTTGATATAGACAGTGAAAATGCATCGGTATCGATTAGACAAAAGGATTAAACTTTTTCTAACAGCATTATTACTGTTTAGTCCAATCACAGTTATATCCGCCGATGTAAAAATCGGCGGTGTATACGAGCAGAGCGGAACACCAGGTGCTATCAGTCGAAAGTCTGGAGACACATTGATTGCAGAACTAGACACAGACATAGTTAGTTTGGACGAAGTAGAAACCTTAAATGGTAGGTTAGTACTAAAGTTCATAGACGACACAAAAGTAAGTTTGACAGAACATACTTACATGGAAATAAACGAATACGTTTATGATCCAGATCCAAGTAAAAGTAGAATGGCTTTAAACTTTGTACAAGGTACAGCCAGATTTGCTACAGGTGGACTGGGTTTAGTAGCAAAGGAGAATATAACTATTCAAACGCCTACTGCTACTATTGGTATTAGAGGAACAGACTTTACTACAACAGTAGACGAATTAGGAAGAAGTTTGGTTATACTATTACCAGACTCGGGTTGTACCGATGGGGTTAGACTTGAGGAAGGTTGTAGACCAAGTGGTAGTATAACTATTACTAATGCTGGTGGCGTTCAACTATTAACAGAAGCCTTTCAGGCTGTTATGGTTAGTACATATGAACAAGCACCAACTAATCCTGTAGTACTTGCGGACTTGGATCTAAACATGATAGATAATATGTTTATTGTATCAGAACCGCAACAGATTACAGAAGCAGTTGAGGAACAACAGGAAGAATTAAAAGGCGATGCCGGCTTGTTAGACTTTAACGGATTAGATGCAAGTGCATTAGAACAAGACATGCTTACTGAAACAGACGAAGATTTACAGTTTAGTGAGCTAGATATGAATTTCTTAGATGTAGATTTTTTAGTGGATCTATTAGAAGTTGTAGAAGATGTAAGTACAGGCATTAATAAGAAAAGAAGAGCAGACTCAAAAGGCGGAGACCTAGGAGTTGATAAAATTACAGGAACTGCTTTAGGGCTAGATCCTAACACACAGGTTAATACTTTGAGCTTGGACGGAAAGATTTATTTCTTTAGGCAAGTTACAAATACAGCAAGTATACGAATTGGATCCGGTACTAGTGCTAGAATAGAAATATATGATAGTAATTTAAAAGACACTATTATTTGTCTTAATGATTGTGAAGGCACAACTATAATAATTACACAGGAAGATTAAAATGAGAACTTTAGGAATAATACAAGTATTTGTTTTGCTGTCAATGGCAACACAACTTTTTGCGGAAGAAGGGCATAACCATGTTCATATAGACCAGACGGGTGATAACTTAGTAATGGATATTTTGCAAAGCGGTAAAGACCAACACATAGACTTAGACTTAGGGTTACAATATGGTAACGTTGACAATCTTACTATGTGGATCGGGCAACTTGGACAAGACAACGAAGTAGAATTTTCTGTATCAGGAGATGGTAATACAGTTAAAATAAAACAAGAAGGCAGAAACAACACAGCAGGTTTTACCAGCACATGGGGTAAAGTAAATTGTAACAATGCAACATTTTGTGGAGACGTTGATGGTGTAGATAATGAAATTTATGTAGACCAATATTGTAGTTTAGGTTCTGGTTGTGCGGCTACAGAAACAGGATTCCATGTTTGGGGAGACACTAACGAAATACGTTGGGGTCAAGGAGCACATTTAAGTAGTGTAACAGATACTACATTTTCACACTCTACAGCAAACAAAGGCGGACATAAAGCAATAATAGACTTACACGGAGACAGAAATAAAGTTGTTGGCTATCAGACTAATGGTTGGGGAACTACAACTTCCGATGATGGACATACAGCAGATGTTTGGCTATATTCAGATGATAATACAGTTTGGTCTCAGCAAAAACATAATGCAGGAAAAACTTTAACTATAAAAACATACGTGGACAACAATACGATAAATGTTGCACAACAAGGCGGCGGCGCCCATACTGCCACGATACTATTGTATGGAACTCAGCCTACAACATTGAACCTCACACAAATAAATGATATCACAAAGTCATACAGCATTAATCAAAATTGCGTAACTTCCGGCGGTTGTAATATAAACGTAACCCAACAGTAACCAAAAAGGTTGACATTAGACCGTTAATCAACTATAATTACTAGTTATGAAACACATGATTAAGTGGTTAAAGATTACAGCAGGTATAAACATATACTTGTCTGTGATTATGACATTAGTGTTAATTGCCTTAATTGCAGATATCGTGTTGGATACATATTGGCATAGTAATGCTTATATAGAACAATTTAAAAGTATTGATGACTAATTGGTTAAACTCGTATAAAGTTTATTCACTGTCAGTAATTTGCACACATGTTCTGATATTTACTTTCTTTTTTCCTTACTTCATGCTTCACATACTTGCTTTAATTTTTATGTCGACTTTCCTGTGGTTTTGGTGTAAATTACAATATGAAATAGAAACTATGGCTAGAATGGATTTACTACATATGATAAAAGAAACTAATAATAACCACACAAAAGACCTACTTAGGCAAGAGCTATATACACTTAACAAACGCAGTTTGTGGGGTGATGAAATCAATGAAGCCGCCAATTATGGTTTCTAAATGTTACAAATCGTAACATAATTACAACACTTTTCCGATAAATATAACTGTACTTTGCCAGATGGGCAAGTACCTTATATATAAGGAGATGAAATGAAAAATTTACTTTCAGTCTTTGGTTTAATCGTATGTTTTGGAATCACAAGTTGTGCCTCAGTTGGAGGGGCTTGGAATGCCGGAACAGAGATTGTTACAGGAACAGTTGACTCTGTTGTCGGCGGAGCCGCAACATTGGCAGTTGCTATTACTGATGATGCAAGAAACATTGCAGACGTAACTATTGAAACAGCACAAGGTGTTGTTAAAACAGTTGCAGAAAATGTAGACAAGCAAACTGATGAACTACAGAAGAAAGACACGTCTGAGGGAAAGTAACAAGTTTTTCGTTTTTCAAAAAGAAGAACGAAGAACTAACTGCAAAAGAACTAATAGCACTTTTTAAAGAGAACCAAAAAAAATTAGAAGTGTATTGTGCAGAACACCCACAGGAATGTTAGAACATTAAAAAAGAGGCACACTTCGGTGTGCTTTTTTTTGACTTAAAAATGAGACCACTCTCATTTTTTTGATTTATAACAACATGTTGCGGTTATAAATCTGATAAATAATAGCACATTAGACAGGGTCATTTGCTTAGATATTAAGCAAGGACACTACAGTACATAACACACCCACTTAACAAACAAACCAGACCCACAGGAGTAATAATGAAGATAAGAATATTGTCTGCGATAGCCATGATTAGTTCGTTCGGACTTTTCACGTTACCGGCTCAGGCGGACCAAACTGGTACATGTACTGCTGGTACACAGTATTGTGAGGAGTCAACTACAACGACCAACAATACTACAACGACAACTGGTACGAATACGAATAATAATACGAATACCAATACGTCGACAAATACCAATAACAATACCAATGCGAACACCAATAATAATACTTCGACGAATACGAATACGTCGACGAACACAAACACCAACAATAACACGAATGCGAACACAAACACCAACACCAACAATAACACGAATGCCAATACGAATACCAATAATAATACTAGTACCAATACTTCGACTAATACCAATGCGAATACGAATACTAATAATAATACTTCGACGGCTTCGAATACGAACAATAACACGAACTCGAATACGAATAATAATACTTCGACGAATACTAATACGAACAATAATACGAATAATAATACTTCGACTTCGACGAATACGAATAATAACACCAACAATAATACGAACAATACCACGAGTAACAATACTAACACCAACAACAGTAATGTGAATAGTACTTCGAATAATACAAATACTAACAACTCGAATATTGACCAGAATGTTAATTCAAATTCAACTGCTACTAATACCAATAACAATAACAACAATACGACCTCTAATAATACGAACGTCAACAAGAATGAAAGTACTTCTAAAAGTGAAAGTGATGTGAACACTAATAATAAAAGTGAAAGTAACAACACTAATAATAACAATAACAAGAACGAAAACATTAACAAAACTGACCAAACTATTAAACAAGAGATTACAACTAAGGCTCCTCCGGCTAGTGCGATTGCACCAAGCATAGGATCAAGTTATTCTCAAGACTTATGTACAACAGGTATATCAGGTGCTTTCCAAGGACAAGTATTTGGTATTTCAGGTGGTAAGTCAGTAAGAGATATGAACTGTGAAAGAATGAAACTTAGTAAAACAATTTATGATATGGGTATGAAAGTTGCGGCTGTTAGTTTAATGTGTCAAGATGCTAGAGTTTTCAAAGCAATGGAAATGGCTGGAACACCTTGTCCTTATATGGGAGCAATTGGTGATGCGGCTTCTAAACAATGGGAAGATAATTCTACACAAAGAGCAGACTACAAAAAAGGCTGGTTTACGAAGAAAGATAAAAATTTAAAATCTTCAGCACCAATCGACGGTCAAGTAATGAGGTCAGGCGATGAATATGACGCATTTATGAAACAATGTAGAAAGAAAAAAGGTAAAGGCAAAAAGAAAACAAAGAGCCAATGTGAGAGTGAATGGGAATCAAATCTTTAATAGCAGGACTACTACTTTGCTTAGTACCAACGTTGGTAGAGGCTAACAGTTACTCTACCCCTGGAAATTATCCTCTAAACAATCTGCTTACACCATATGAGAATGGTAATGCAGACGGTTCTATACTATGTCAAGGTGCCGCAGATGAAACAGGTTGTAATGCCGCATTTGCTATTGGCTTTAACTTTGAATGGTATGGAGAAACGTTTACCCATGGATTAATGAGTACTAATGGTTGTTTAAAACTACTGAAGTCGAGTGCATTTAGCAGTAGTGATTACTGTAGTTATGATATACAACATTTAAGTTCTTCAGTTGGGATGAATGATACACTATTTCCTTTCTGGAGCGATTTAGACTTAGGCACAATATACGATACCCAAGCACCAAGCCCTAGCACGATGCTGTTTAACAACTCAGGCTCCTTCGCTACATTTGGTTGGTACTACATGCGTGAGTATGGCGTAACAGCAGATACAGACCAGTTTGATCCGCAGTATCCAAACGCACATAATACTTTTGAAGTAGTACTTTTAAATCAAAATTGTGCTGATTGTCCTGGTGATGAAACAGATACAAATGATGACTATGCTTACTTATATGGTAATTTAGAAATAAATCATTCCAATGTTTTAGTTGGTGAAAAGAAAAGCAGTACCCAACTTAACGAAGCATACTTTTTTAGTGATAACAGTTATTGTGATACTTGTATAGATCCAAACACAGGACTGCAAGGACGTTACTTGTTTATATGGGACGATTATGACAACGGAACATTAGAAGGCGGCGCCATGTATGCAGACGGTAATGGAACAGAACCGGCAGAATGTGCCAGCAATGCTCTTTACAGCACAGCCTGTAGTTTATATAGTATAACTTACTTACAGCAACAATGTGCCGTAGATCCTACATACAGTACAGATTGTAATGGATATTTTTCAGCCTTAGACAAAAAATTTGAAGAAGAACAAGAGTGTTATAACGATCCAAACTTACCAGGCTGTGCTGGATTAGGTATTTTTGATGCCGTCTCTCAATATGATTATGCCACAGGAAACATGGGTCCTTATTATAGTCCAAACGATTTTGGAGAAATGGACGGTTATGATCCTAACACAGGATTAGTAACACAAAGCGATGGTTCACAAATTAGTATCCAAGGTGATTACTATTCAGACGGATACGATCCTAACGCGGATTACGACAGCATTAATTCAAATACTGGCGATGACTTTTATATGAATCAAGACGGTGTGTATGTTCCTAATCAATATGACCCAATGGAAGATGATGATATACAGTACGAATATTTAAATGGTGAACAACAAATGTTAGTTGAGCAAGGTTTAAGTCCGCAAGAAGCAGTACTAATCACAATGGGTACGCAAGACATAATAGCACTAGGACATGATCCTAGCATACAATTTCAAGGCAACAATCCAGGCGATTTAGTTATGGATACTATTGGATTAGAAAATTATGATTTAGAACTACATGACGAAACTATGTTAAAACAAGCAGAAGAAAATGGATTTGCAAATGGGTTTACAACAAGTGATATTTGGGCAACAGAAGAATACATGCTACAAGAAGAACTGTATGACCAACAGTTTGAAGAACAGTATGGCGATGACGCATATGGCTGGTCATCAAAAGATTGGTACGATTATGATGTAAAAGAATTTGGACAAGACCAAGTAGATGAGTGGTATGGCAAAGATGTAGTATTTGATGAGCGTGGTAATTTTGAATGGGAGTCTTATAATTATGCATTAGATGACGAGTACATGATGGAAATATATTACGAAGACGATATGGAATTTGATTTAGCATACGAACAATTCCTGAGCGATGAAATAGACTTACAAAAAGAATGTCCAACATGTGATATAGAAGCATTTTTTGATTTATCAGATGATGAACTAATAGCATTTGAGAACGAAAGAATGTATGAAGAAGAGGCTTACTTTGAATTAGGCCCAGAAGCAGACATAGAACGTTTTATACAAGAAGAAGGACTTGAAGATTTACTTAGTGAAGATGATTTAGAACAATTTAAAAATGAAGCATACGCAGAGATAGACGAAGATTATGAACAAGGTCCTATGATGGACGAACACCACGAAGAAGACGGTCCCACTCATATTGCAGATGCCAGTACCCCACAGTCAAATGTTCAACGAGAACAAAAACAAGAAAAAGCAGACAAACAGTTTGTAGGTAATGTAGGATCAGGTGTTATGAGTTTAAGTGTTGCAGAGTTTAATATTGACTTTGGTAACAGTAATAACTTTGATGATGGTGGAACACAACAACAATTAGAAACAATTATTGCAGGCATTATCGACGATGGTTCGGGTAGTGTTGATGACGGAAGTGGAAGTATTGACGATGGCAGTTCAAGTGGCAATGACGGTAGTGGAAGTTTTGCACAAGGCAATGACGGAAGTAGCAATAGTTACAGCACCGGAAGTCAAGGTAACATGGGTATGCTAACACAAGAAAGCTCAACAGGTGATACGTTCTTGCAAGAACAAGCAGAACAACGTATGGGTCAACAAAGTTTTGATGCTACAGCAAGTGTAACTGATACAGTTGACACAGGTGCATTTGAAGTTGCACAGAGCTCAGTACAAGCATTCGAACAACAACAAGAAGATACTTTACAGTTTGTAGACAGTTTTGATGACGGAACAAGCGGTGGAGTTAGTGGAGCAGATATTCAGTTCGAAGATGAACTAACCACAGCATTAAGTAGTGGCACAGGCTTAACAGAATTCCTAAGCCAGGCACCAGCAGATTACAGCAGGTTTGAAGTTGAAGCACCTACGTTCCAAGAGCAAAGACAATCAGACGCAGTAGAAAGTTTAGCAGATACAATGGGAGCAACAGTTGCCGCGGCAAACTTAGAAAAAGAATTAGCATCGATACAAGCAGGTAATACTGACGATGCACAATATGGCGACCAAACGATTGCAGTTGCTTACATAGGATATACACCAGGCTTTAGTGCTTACACATCACAAATACAACTAGCAGACCAACAAGCATGGTACGGCTCATCACAAGTATATCCAGGACAAAAAGTTGTAGACAACAAAGCGAGTTTTTACATGATGGCTGGTAACACTCAAGTTAAATTAAAAAAAATGATATACAGCCAATATAAAACATTACAGGAACAGGAGAAATAAAATGGCAGAGATAGAATATAAAGGTATAAAGTTAGGAGGTTCTAAACTCGTAATTATAATTCCTTTACTAGGTACTTTAATTGGTGGACTATGGGGAGGCTTTGAACTCTACAACAGACTGCTTATTGCAGAAAAGAAACTTTCTACTTTAAACCCAGCACAAATAGAAATGAAAATGGAAGAGTTGACTAGGATTACAGACATAATCAGAGAAGACCTTAAAGACGAAATTGACATGGCGTTGGATTTAGCAAGAGAGGTAGACCAGACTTCAGCATCGACTCAAAGAGAAGTTAGAAATGATGTTTATGAGATGGAAAAAGAAATGCAAAGTCGCTTCAGAGAAATGGATGCAGACATTAGAACTACTAAAAAAGAACTAGAAGAAAAAATTACAACTATACTAGAAAATCCACTTAACGATACTGAATAACATTAAATACTAGTATGAAATGGATTTACAGCAAGAGTGCTGTAGCAGTTGCAATATTACTGCTACTAGCCGTGCGAATAGCAGACCCTACAGCATTACAGAGTCTGCGTAGTCAAGTATTTGATAGTTATCAACAGTTTGATACTATTGTGGATAGCAACGATGTTGCTATTATAAACATAGGTGAAAAGAGTTTAGACGTATTAGGACAGTATCCTTTTCCTAGAACAACTTATGCACAACTTATACATGATATAAGACAAAAGAATCAAGGCATAATAGGATTCACTATTATGTTTCCAGAACAAGACAGATTTGCAGGAGATGAGGTATTTGCATCATGGATAAAAGACAACGGAATAGTTTTATCCCAGACCCCAAGTTCAAAAGGGGTGAGGAGTACAGGTCCTCACATTGGTACAGGAACGATAGGCCCTTTACCCGCACAGGACTTTGTACTAACATGGCCCAACCTAGTAACGAACATAAGCCAACTAGAGACTATGGCGTTTGGTATTGGAGTTAATGCTTCAGCACCACAACCAGACAATCAAACAAGAACTTACCCACTAACAATAGGCGTTGAAGGAAAATTATATCCTAGTTTTGCTATTGAGCTATTAAGAGTTAATTCAGGTAAACCAAGTTATATAATTAAAACATCTGAAATAGGTGTTAGCGAAATTGCTGTTCCACCTTATGACCCAGTTGTAACACAACCGGATGGAACAGCATATATTAGGTTCAACAACACCTTTCAAGAAGTTGAATACACAAATGCAGATAGTTTGCCTGACCTAGGTAGCAAATATGTTATAATAGGTGTAACAGCAGAAGGCATTGCTAATCCTGTTCCAACCCCACGTGGCAACTTGTATTCACAGCAAATACATGCTCATATGCTACAGAATATAATTAATGGTACAAATATACAGCGTAGCCAACTTAGTACCGTGTATGAGCTTCTATGTGCGTTACTGGGTATGATTCTTATTGCTTTCTGTGTGTATAGAACACCTATATGGTTAACTATACCAATTTCCCTTAGTATCATGGGTGGATTGGGATGGTTTAGTGTACTAATGTACCAGTCAAAACTGCTATTATTTGATGCAACATTCCCACTACTTGCAACATTTTTAGTGTTTACCCAAGCAACATTTAACAATTTTTACAAACAATACAAGTTGAGACAACAAATAAAAGCACAATTCGGTACATACATAAGTCCAGAGTATGTAGATATGCTAGTTAAAGATCCTAGTTTAATGAAGTTGGGCGGTGAAAGAAAAGAAATGAGTTTCTTATTTGCTGACATAGTCGGCTTTACTCCTATATCAGAACAGTATATGAAGAACGATGACCCTGAGGGATTAGTGGAACTTATCAATACCTTCCTGGATAAGATGACAAATATAGTATTAGCCAACGGTGGAACGATAGATAAGTTCATGGGAGACTGTGTAATGGCATTCTGGAATGCTCCACTACCTTGTGATAATCATGCCGAGATGGCAGTTAAAACAGCAATAGAAATTGAACTACTTGGCGATGAACTAGAAGCAGAAATGGAAGAACGTGGCTTGCCTAGAGTTAAATTTGGTACTGGTGTAAACACAGGCACATGTATTGTGGGTAACATGGGTGCTGAAACTAGATTAGATTATAGTGTTGTAGGCGATGCTGTAAACTTAGGTGCAAGACTAGAAGCAGAAACTAGGAAGCAAGATACTCCTATTTTAATAAGTGAGTACACATATCAGCAGACTACAAACATTCCATGTTCTAAATTGGGCGAAGTTACTGTTAAAGGTAAAGAGGAGCCTGTTAAAATTTATGCTCCGATAATTAATGGTGAAGTAAGAAAACTTTACAAATAATTATTCGTCGGGATCGTAGTGTCTAAATTCAGTAAACAACTTAGCATATTCCAGCAAATCTAATCTCAATGTCTGCAAGTGTTTTAACTCTATCGGAGCAGTAAACTTTGCAACATGGTATATAGGTATGTAGTAGTTCAAAATTTTATCTACTTTTTGTCTATCTTTAATTATGTCTTGTATAACTCTATGATAAAAGTTAGGCTCTATGATAAGTTGACTTAACCAAACATGATGGTCATCATTGTTATTATAACTGTAAGCCATTTCCCTAACGTCATACGTTATTGCTCGTACTGGATTGATGTTACTCCTATACTTTTTCATTATAGGTCGGTAGTTCCACTTGTCATGACGAGTGTGTTGATTTCGTATAAATGCTTTATACTCGTTTAAAAAACTTTTATATAATCCTTCTTCGCTGTCTTTTACATCTACATTGTAATGTTCTATTAAAGCGTCGGCATACTCTTGCACCTTAGGCGACAAGTCATCATACAATTCTCTTACGTCTAGTATAGTGAATGTCCCATCGAAGAATGTGTTTGGGATTGCCTTGTGTCGATTATATTTTGTAAGTTCTGTAGTAAGTTTTATAGCATCAAAATTTATAATATCTTTTGACATGCTATTACTTATCACATATTGATTTTAAGTATAGTGTGTAGTTTACCAGCACCTTTATTACGTCCTAGTGTGCTTCTTGCACCATCATGAAGTGGCTTGGGCCATTGCCCTATATCTACCCAAGCATACCCACAACTCTCTTTATTAAGTGTTGGCAAAAATTCACTATCTACTACAGCACAAAAACTGTAATACATAAAATGTTTATTTTTACTTTGATATGTATCAATTGGATTTAATTTTTTAAGTTCAGGAACAAAGCCTATTTCTTCTTCAAGCTCACGTTGAATGCATTCATATGGCGACTCACCATGCTCTATGATGCCTCCCCAAAATCCCCAAGTGTGTTTCATTCGTTTGTCTGAATTTCTTAATTGGAATAAACATCTGCCTGTGTCTTTTGCTAAGAATAATACACCCGCGGCACTAATACCTTTGTGCTTATTAAAATTGGTTAAAGGATTTAACCGTTCTATAATACTTACTGGCTCTAGATGTTTATTTTCCAGAACCCCGGATTGTACGTCCCTTCGTAAGTGCTTGTCCACGTTTCGCTTTGCCATTTGTATTGTTTTCCTGTGTATGTGTTTGTAACGTAATGTAAGTCTGTAACAGCAGAAGCATTAAATACTACAGTCCATGCACTTCCGTTGTACTCTACTATGTCGTTTACGTCTGCAGATATACCCCACTGACTGCCTGATATTTCTGCTGTAAGTAAATATCTTTGCCCATTGGTAGCGGCATCTAACGTACCGTCTCCTGGGTAACTTGCTGTAGGGTCAATAATTTTAGTAATGTTAGAAAGTGTTGCAGTTGGTAGTGTATCATTGTCTACAGTAAATACTAACTTAGCAGGATCTATGCTATTCCTAGCAACAAATCCACTTACTAAACTTGTAACTGAATCTATGTCGTTTGATAAATTAAGTTGTAGTGTACTACCAGTTGTTAATGGTATGTCGCTCATTGTAACTGATGCATTACTTAATGTTCCGGATGCACCTTGCTGTGATATCGACTCTAATAAATCGTTCCAATTTGCTTTAGTAGTTGTTCCGTCATCGTAACTAGTACCTTCTGTAGGTCCTGTTTTAAATAATGTTGCTTCTGTACCGGCAATTTGTAAGAAGTAATTGTTAGGACTAACAGTATGTAATTCAAAATCACTTTCTAATGTCCTAAAGAAATCGTATATATCTTCATCATACCCCATATCAGACACACTTGAAGTATCATATATGTTGGTGATAATTGTGTTAATAATTTTTTGTCTCTTAACTTTCGCCGGAGGACTGATCCATATTGGTAAAGTAAATGTTAGGGTGGCAACGTCTATGGTTTCATCTACGCCGGCTGGTACACTTCTGTTTGACCAATTTATGTCTGTTAGTTCTACTTCAAAAATACTAGTCCAGTCTAATGGATTAGTGCTACTTTGTAACTGTATGCTAGGATTAAACAATACTAATATTTGTTCCATTATTTGTAGTTTTTGGTCTGTGTTACCACTCCAAATATCTACTTGCATTGTTAAGTTATATGGCACAGGCATGTATCTATCTGTGCTGTATAAGTTTCCTGGAAAACTTTGACCGCCACTTCCTGTTTCATATTCACTAGAACCACTATCGTATTGTCTTTCTGCAACTTGTACTTTACTGACTAGCATAGGATCTTGTGCCCTATCTCTAGCAATTAATAAACTATTAATACTACATGCAATAAAAGGAGTAGCATTAACCATGTTCTCACTACCCTTTCTTAATATGTGTGCAACCATTCTACTCATGTCTGCATATCTTACAGGCACCTTGTTATAGAATGTTGAGCTATCTCTCTTACCTTCTGCTACTTTAAAGTCGCCAAAGATTCTCATGAACTGTGTCAAGTATCGTCTTAGTTGTGCGTCATACCAGTAATCCAAATTAGCCATTAATTATCTGCCTTTGGTTTAACTGCTTTACTGAGATTAGTTTTCTCATTTTGCGTTGTACCATCTGTATTGGTAGTTATGGTGTCGTTATTAACGAATGATGTAAGTAGTTTATTAGCGGCACTCCAAGCCTTCTTGTTGTCGTCACTAATTTTACTCCATCTACTACCTTGTTTTTTAAATAATCTGTGAGGTTCAAAATCTGTTCTCAAGAAATAATCTCCGTTAACACAACTTATTGGGAATGAACTTCCACTGCCTACTATACTTATACCATTAGGAGCAGTTCCATCGCCTGGGAAGTATATACCTGGCTTATCACTTTCTTCGTCAACATATAAATGTCCACCTTCGTAATAGCCTGTATCATGTTTAACATCTGTTGTAGCAAGTTCCATTACCTTATCACTAATTGTAATTTCACTACTGTAAGTACTTAAAATGTTTCTTAAGTCTGTAGCAGTTTCACCAGTACCAAGAATATCTCTGTATTCTGGACTGTCTGTGATATTAGTTAATTTAACTTTCCACAAGTGAGGCCACCATCTAGGATCATATCCTTCTGCCGGTCTGCCTGAATCACTTACAACAAAGTATCTATTAATTGCTTCACCGCCACCTAAAAGTAAATCATCTCTTAAATGTGGTAGTTCAACAACATCGCCTGGCATTAATCTTCTACCAAGCAAACTTGCACATGTATTCATATGAAATGTCATTGACAAATTGTCGTTAGACATAAACATACCAAACTGTGTTAAATCAAAGTCTGGTTCACTTACATTGTAAGCACCACGTAATTCATAAATGTCTGTATCGTATTTTCTATCTCGGTTTTCTAAAAATAAAACATCTTGGATGTATAAATCGCCCGAGCCCGTACTTGCAGTTGCGTCATCAGTGTATGTGCCTATGTATTTGTGTACATAAACTCCTGTTCCGCCTGCATTGATAACTTCTGCCACAGCTCTGTCTATGAAGCCGTAGTCGTTAGTTTTGTTCTTGTTCCACAGTTGTATTCTTGGCATAATGTAGTATTTATCACTTTCTAAAGTTCTTGACAAAAGACGTGAATGCCTATCTCTCCTTTACGCCAGTAATTAAAACTATTGTTAATTATTCCTGGTAAATATGTGCTACCGAGTATAACAATACTAGGCAATAGTGTGTACACACACAGAGAGATAGACATGGTAAAAGCAAAAGCAAAAGCAACAAAAGTATCTAAAGCAACCAAAAATGATTGGGCTTTTCAAGATGTTGGCGACAACGTAATGAGAAACGCACAAGAAATTAGTGCAAACATTCAAAAGAATGCACAGCAAATTAGTGCAAACATTCGAAAGAATGCAGAAGAGATAGGCAATAATGTAAGAGCAAACTCAGAGAGAGTTGGCAACAACATGAAAGCATACTTAAATAGAAATATTAAGTAAAGTATTTAAGATTTGGGGGCTGTAGCTCAGTTGGGAGAGCGCCACGTTTGCAACGTGGATGTCGTAGGTTCGAACCCTATCAGCTCCACCAGATCCGTAGGAGATTATAATGGCAGATGAAATGGACCGCGATTTAGAAGACGTCATAACAGGAGCAATGTTAGAATTGTTAATTGATGCTAAAGAACGAGGAATGGATTTACTGTCGTTTGAACAAATTTGTGAATTATTAGGAGTTGATGATATAAGTTTAATGTCTGGATTTGAAAGTGGCATGAACTTTGAACTCAACGATGAATTTCTAGATAAACTAAAAGATCCAGAGATAAGACGAGCAATGCTCGAATCTTTCAAGGCAACTAAACATTGAATATAGAAACAGTTACATGGGTCCATCATTGGACCGACAAAACATTTAGTTTTAAAACAACACGCAATAAATCATTCCGTTTTATAAACGGTGAGTTTGCTATGATTGGACTACCGTCAGAAGAAGAAAACGGAAGACCTTTACTAAGAGCATACAGTATTGCTAGTGCAAACTATGAGGATGAGTTGGAGTTCTTAAGTATTAAGGTACCCGACGGACCTCTTACAAGTCGTTTACAGCATTTAAAAGTTGGAGACGAAGTAATATGTATGCCCAAGACAACGGGCACTCTAACGATAGATAACTTAACTGTAGGGGACAATTTGTATTTGCTTTCAACAGGAACAGGACTTGCTCCGTTTATGAGTATTATTAGAGATCCAGAAACGTATGAAAAATTTAAAAACGTTATACTAGTTCATACAACACGCACACATGCAGAACACACTTACATAAAACAAATTGAGGAAGTAGCATCGGTGTTTGCTTTAAAATATTATGATACCTGTACTCAAGAAGAATATATCCGCAAAGGACGACTGTGGGAACACATTGATTTGATTACTAACGGTGGATTTAATAAAGAAACTGACAGAGTTATGGTATGTGGAGGCCCAGAAATGAATTATGAATGTCGAGACTATTTTGAAGAACATGGATTCATAGAAGGCAACTTAGGTGAACCAAACGACTTTGTACTAGAACGTGCTTTCGTAGATTAGAAAATACGATAAGTACATACATGCTAGAAAACTTTAATCCTGAAAAAACTCCGGTAGATGTACTGCTATTTGCAGATGACTTAACTGCTATTTGGTATTATGAACACATGATACCAGGTGCAAGTGTGTATGACTTTGGTTTAAAGTTAGCAGACGACCAAGGTATGAAACAATTTACTGATGAAGAATATGCAAAGTATTTAGAACATGTAGATAAAACATCACCAGAATCAGAAAGAGTTTGCAATTATGTAGAAAATAATGACTATTGTTCTGCACATCATACTGCAAGAAGTTATGCTATGTATAAACTTGCACATGAAATAAGAAAGAAAGGCTATACAGTACAAGTTGTAACACACTTTTGGTATCACACAGAAGAAGACTTTAAAAAAATATTTAAAAAGTTTATAGGTGATAATACATTTTTAGTAGGCTTTAGTCAAACATTCCATAGTGCATATAACCCATGGGCATTGTTTCATTCTCTTTACATGCCACCACAACGTCAACGTCAAATTAAAAACTGGATTAAAGATATTAATCCTAATACTAAATTAGTATCTGGAGGTAGTCCTCACACATTAGAAACATTATTAGATAAAAGATTCGATAGTGCTATGCTTGATATGGATATTATCAACGTTGGTTATGCAGAAGCAACAATTTTTGAAATGCTAGATGATATTAAAGCAGGCACCGAGTGGCCCGTTTATACAGATAGAGGCAGTCGACTAGATATATTAAACAGTACAATGAGTTACTGTGAAGAAGATGGAATTGTTAAAGGAGATGAAATGCCTTTAGAAACTTCACGTGGTTGTATTTTTAGTTGCAGTTTTTGTAACTTTGGATTACTAGGAAAAGAGAAAGGTACATATATTAGAAAACAAAGTCTTATACAAGACGAACTGAAACGTAATTGGGAAGAGAATGGCATTTACAAGTATTGGGTAATGGACGATACCTTTAATGAGGATAGTGATAAACTTAAACTTGTAGCAGAAGCAAAACATAATGCTAACATACCATTAGAGCTTAGTGCGTTTATTAGATTAGACTTACAACATAGATTAAAACAAGAACAATTACTACTGGATTGCGGATTATTTAATCCACACTATGGCATAGAAAGTCTTAATCCTCTCAATGGTCCATTAATAGGTAAAGGTTGGAACCCATTAGAGCAATTTGAATACTTATGGGAATTAAAGAACGGTATATTCAAAGACAAAGTACAACTGTTTAGTTCATTTGTAGTTGGATTACCAGAAGACACCAGAGAGTCTTTAAATTTATTCAGAGAACAAATACTAGATCCTAAATTTAATCCGTTAGATTACTTAATGGTAAACTATATGTTTATAAGAGATTTATCATCTCATCAAGTTACGACATCGGGCGATGAAAACTTTCAACAAACAGGCAGTAAGATAGACAGAAATCCAGAAGACTATGGGTATGACTTTCCCATTGAAGAAGCAAACAGAATACAACAGGCTACTAGTGGAGCAGTTGTTAGGTACTGGCGTAACAAACATGGCATAACTTACACTGGTGCAGAACGGTTTGTTAAAAAGTTAAATGAAGACTTCCATAAAAGTAGAGGCTGGATGCCAAAACTTACAGCAACGTATCACAAGATACCACTAGATGCAGAAAAAACAGACTTTATGAAAAATTATTGGCAAGAGTATTGGTCAAAAATTATGTCAGTTCAACAACATACACGGTATAATTCTGTACAATGGGTAAATAACGGTGAAGTCACAGAGTTCAAACCTATATGAAGCACATACTTACATACGATAAAGATTTTATTCACACAGAAGTAGATATACTGATGTTTGCGAGTGACCCAACGGTAGCTAGACAGTATGAAGTACAGTTAGAATCGATGAACTATCAAAAACAATGGACAGATGAAGAGTATGCAGACTATTTACAAACTGCAGACGACTTCGAAAAGCGTTGTTATACTAGAAACCAAAACTATGATCCAGTAAGAGCAAAAACAGACCCGTTTCATGGCTGGATAGAGTGGCCTATGAGTAGCGATCATAATTCTAGGTCAATGGGAGCAGATAGGGTTGCACATGAACTTAGACAAATGGGGTATACAGTACAAGTAATACATTTTCCATTGCACTCCAGCGAAGATTTAATACACAACGTTATTAAAAAGTTTGTAGGACCTAATACTAAAGCAGTAATGTTTGGACAAGTGTTCGCCTTTGGCGCCACACAACGAGGATTAATGAATAGTGTGTATTTCCCTCCATCAAGACATCATAAATTAAAAGAATGGGCTACAGAAATTAATCCAGACATAAAACTTGTTATAGGTGGAATACAATTTAATGCTACAGAAGAATTAAAAGGTAACGGACAAGTAGATTCTCCCCTACATGACATAGATGTGTTCATGTTTGGTTATGCAGACGTTACAATTAGACACATGATGATGGATTTAGAAGCAAACACTCTCAAAAAAGTATACACTGACGCTAAAAGTATGCTAGATATAGAAAATTCTACACAACATTATTTTCCAGAAGACATACTTTTACCAAACCAACAGATATCTTTAGAAATTGGCAGAGGCTGTATATTCAAATGCACATTTTGTGAATTTAACTTGATAGGTAAGGAGAAAGGCTCCTATATGCGTAGTACATCAAGGGTAGAAGACGAACTGAAACGTAATTGGGAAGAGTTTGGGGTATCAGAGTACTGGGTATCAGATGATACTATAAATGACGATAGTTCAAAGTTAGAAAGACTAGCAGAAATAAAAAGTCGTACAGGAATTCCTTTAAAATGGTCCGCTTTTGCAAGATTAGACTTACAACATAGATTAAAACAAACTCAATTATTAGTAGACGCCGGCGCTGGTTGGTTACATTACGGAATAGAATCAACAATACACGAAAGTGGTATTGCATTAGGCAAAGGATGGGATCCTGAGGAGCAGTTTGCATTTATTAGAGAACTAAAAGCAGGCGCATTTAAAGATGTTGGCATGAGCTCAAACTTTATGTTTGGGTTACCAGAAGAT